GCCCTTAGAAAACAATCAATTGTTTTTATAGAATGTTAGATACTGCTAACTTTCTGTAGTAGAAGTTAGTACCAGCAGTTGCTAATCCATCAGAAGGAGATGATCCAACGAATGGGTTAGAAATCATTCCATATCGAGTTTTGAACCCGATTTTTGGTTGGAATGTGTTCTCACCTACTGCACGAACCATTTGTAATGGAACATATGGGCAATAGAAAAGACCTGCGTCATAAGGGTTTGTACCTCTGTATCCGACTGTTAAATAGTCAACACCAGCATATGGATCAACATATACTTTGAATCTTCCATTTAATACACCAGCAAAAGTATTACCAGTGTCGTCTACATTTAATCCTGTTTGAAGTGCAGGAGCATAGTCTAACACACCTGACATTGCTAGAGCACTAGCGACGTCTGATGAACATAGAACCATGTTACCTTTACCTCTTCGAGATTCTTTAGCAATAGTATTTGCTTCTCTCTCGATTTGGAAAAGAAGTCCTTTGAATTTTTCAACTGACCATCTTCCGTTAGCATCTACATCCAAGTTGAATGTACCAGGAGTTGATGTTGCAGCAGCACCAGTTTTTGCCTGGATGTTTACTGTTCTAACAACTTCTCTGTTGATTTCTGCTAAGATTTCAGAAGATAGAATGTTTGCTAATTCTGCTTCTGCATCAAGACCATGAATTGCTTTAAGGTCTTGTGCTAATTCCATTGTGTATTCTGCTTTTAATGCTCTTGATTTTGCAGTAACAGTTGCTTTCTCGATTGAGAATGCCATTTCTGCGAAAGAGTTAGAAGAAGAGTCACCCAATGCTTCAGCAGTTGCTGTAGTCATACCTGTTCCAGTTGTATCTTCATATGATGGTGAAGATGAGTCAAATGGATCAGTGATCTGTGCTGATAAAGGACCAGCAGCAGTTGGGTTTGCAGCACTGGAGAATCCAGTGTCTGGCTCGTTGATGCCTAATGCTTCAGTTTTGCCTGTTCTAGCAACTGTAGGATAGTCGTTGTATCTTGCTTTCATAGCAAAGATAAGACCTGTAGGTCCAGTCATTGGCTGAACTCCACAAATGTCATATGCGACTAAGTTGGGCATTGCTCTTCTAACTAAAGAGATTAAAATAGGATCCCAATTTGAAATTGGTGAACCTGTAGAGTTTAATGGCGATGCTTCTGCAAGCATTGCAGCATCTTCTCTAAGTGCTTTTTCTTGGTTTTCAAGAATAACTGTAGTGACTGCCTTTCTGTAGGGATCCTTAATCTCTGAGACTTCAGGATGCTCTAGAATAGGTTGCCACTTTTCTTGTAATTGTTCTGTCATAAACATAGTTAATTACCTTTTCTCCTATTTTGAGTTTAGTGGTTTGACCTTTGATACGAATTCTGCGTACTTTGCCATGGTAGGATCAACGACCTTATCAGTTGACTCAACAACTGTATCAGTCCATTCATCTTCACCTTCGGCAGCACTCTCGATCAAAGTGTCTTCGGTTTTCTCTGTTGGGAAATATGCTTCTTTGATTTCAGAGATTTTGCTAACAAAATCTTCTTTGTCTTGGAAGTCTACTTTTCCACTTAGAGAAAGTAATTTTTCTTTCTGTGCTTCAGATAAATCTGCACATGCTTCATTGACTACAGACTCTCTTTGGAATCCGTCAATCTCTTCTTGAAGTTTCATATTTCTTTCAACTTCAGAGTTTAACTTGTCTTCCATTTCATCAAGTCTATTTGCCAATTCGTCCATAACATCGTACTTCTCTTCTGGTACTTCAACATAGTGTTCTACGAACAATGCTTTTAGTCCTGTAATGAAGTTCTCTGTCATTTCTGATTTAAGACCTCTCTCAATTGCGAGTTCGTTTTCTTTAACCCACTCTTCTGCAACATATGAGAGATACTTATCAACTTGCTCGGAAAGTGCAGATTTGCTTTCTTCCACGGCAGTTTGATGTTCTTTTGAGTACTGTTCTGTAAGATCTTTTTTGATTTGATCAACTTTAACAGCAACAGCAGATTCGAAGATAGTTTGTGCTTTTGCTTTGTTCTCTTCATCTAAGTTTAGAGATTTAGCAAGTGCTTCGACGTCTTCGTTGACTTCAACTTCTTTGATAGCATCTTCAAGTTCTTTTTGAACTTCTTCGTCCATCTCGTCTTCGTCTTCGTCCTCTTCCTCATCGTCAGAGTCGTCTTCTTTTTCTTCTTTCGCTTTTGCTTCGTTGATTATAAGATCGAATTGCTCAGCAACTGACTCTTCGTCAGCATACTTGAGGTGTTCAGCGATTGCTCTTATGATTTCTGCTTTTGTAGACTCTTCCATGTCGTCTTCTTCGTCGTCATCTTGTTTGTCTACCATCTTATCATAAGATGCTTTAAGTTGTTCTTTATCCATGTCTTTGAACTTGTTGACCATTGCTTTAATCATTTCAACTTTAGAATAACCTTCTTCAATTGAATCTTCTTCAGTGTCAACATCTTCACTAACTTTAGCAGCAACTTTGTCGCCACCATCTTGATCACCTTTTCTTTTTGGTGATTTTTTGTTATCAGATGCTTTTTTAACTGATGCTACTGCCTTGTCAACAGGATTTTCGTCTGGAGTTACAACTTCGCTTTTTCCTTTTTCTATCTTTTCAGCATCAGATGAACCTTGCTTAGGATGGACTTTGTCGCCCTTCTCAGCACCTTTCAACTGTGCATCTTGCTCTTCAAGATCAAGTTCGTTGTTTTTAATGTTCTCAGCCATTTTCGAATTTCTCCTATTATCTGAGTTTTCTATTACTCTTACCAAACTATTTATATGTTACAAACTTCTAACGAAGTCGCTCCATACTCGTAATTTGGCTTCTTCCAACTCAGATGATTTCGCAGATGATATTTCAGTTTTATACTGCTCTATCTTCTGTGCCTTTAGAATACCATTTTCCCAGATCCATTCTACACCTTCCATGATACCATTTACAAAGGCATCAGGTGCGGAAGGATCCGCCACGATATCAGCAGCAGTTGCTAACTGAAAATCGCCTTTTACATATTGGGCACCACCCTTCTCTTCTAGGGATCCTAGACCTCTAGATGATACTCCAAGTTTTGCACCATCGTCAATCAAGTTCTTAACAATAGAACCCATTGGGGTGCTTAAAATCTTTGCTTTACCCACAAAATTATTCCCATCTTCTTCTAATGAAGTAATGAGGTGGGATGCACGATCGAGGTTTATAGTTGGTCCTTGTGGATGACCTAACTCACCAAATGCACGATCTTGCTTTATAAAATCTTTAGTGTATCGTTTTACTTCTTCTCGTAAAACATTTTTTGGATAGACTCTACCATTTCTGTTTTTGATCTCAGATTGCATAAAGACTCCTTGTATATAGTAGTCTTTCTTACCATCGTCTCTTTCTTCTACTAAACAACCCAAGTCGTTAGTTGTAAATTCTGATATTAGTTTCATGTAACTAATCCCTCCATAGGATCTATTCCTTCTGCTTTCATTTGCTTAAAGAGTTTCACCAAATCTTTAACATTTGACTGTGCATCTTTAAGATCTTTATATGGACCAGTCTCCTGTCCATCAACAAAAACAAATATATCTTTACCCTTTTGTGTAAAGATTACATCATACACTTTTCCAACAATGCGTTCTTTATTAGACTTGAGTTTCTTATGACCTCTTGGCAGTTTAAATACTGCCTCGTCTAACACATTTTGGAAAGTGCTAAATTTATGCATCTTCTGCTGGTTCTGGTTGCTGATCAGTCCAACTTGTTGACATCTCTACTCGTTTGATATCAACTGCTTCCTTTGCCTTTGCCATCAGTGCAGATTTCAAATGTTCACCTGCCTGATTTAATTCACCTGCATCAATAGCATCTATTGCTAGTTTTACTGTATTGTCTGCCATCATTATCTCCTATTCTAATCCAAAGTTATCATCGTCACCCTCTTCATCGGGTTCTTCTGCTTTCTCTGCTTCAATCTGCTTATCGATATCTTTAATATCATTATCAGATTGTAATAGTACTCTCTTACGAATAAATTCTTTAGAGTAATACTTACCGACATATTCGTCGATTTCTCTTAGAGTATTTAACCTTTCTCTAAGAACTTCTGTTTCTTTAAGTTCTGTGAAGTGGTTGTCATCATTAAAGTTATATTGAATAAATTCTTTAATGTCTTCAAACTCTTCTTGTGATAAGAGACCTTTCAATACACATTGTGTTTGTAAGATATCAGTAAACACACGACCAAACTTCTTACGAATTCGGTCTACAAACTTAGAGAACTTGACCTCATCTCTAGTTATCTCTGATGCACGACCTAAACTAAATCCTGTTTCGGATTCTAGTCTTGATACAGGGACATTCAAAGACTTGTACAGTTTCTTCTGGAAGTATTGGATATCTTCTATCTCAGATAGATTCTGTCCTCCAGGAAGAGTGGAAATTTCTGTACCTCTCCCACCTTCTCGACGTGGCAACCAAAAATCTTCAAGCATAGACATATGTCTGCGGTCATCTTTAATCTCTCCAGTATTTGCGTTGTAGACCAACTTATTTCTATACTTGGTCATTACATCGGCAAGATACTGTTCTGCCTTTGCTTTTGGTAAATTCCCTACATCGATGTAAAAGATTCTTCTTTCTGGTGCTCTGGTGATTCTATAAATCACCAAGGCATCTTCCATCATACGCAATTGGTTCGCAGGTTTAATTGCTTTATGCAAATATCCTACTACTGCATTCTTGTTGTAGTCAAGAAGTCCAGAAGTGACGAAGGTGATTGCTTCAGGTGCAATTTTTAAAGTTTGCCCTGATGCTCCACCACCCTTGTCAAAACCTTTATCGTTGAAGACAAAGAACTCTTCTACTTTCTTTATCTTCTCCATTCCAGTACGAGCATCTTTTTCTTTTTCGACTTCTCGTACTTTTTTGATCTTCAAAGGATCAATGTTTCTTAATTCAACGATCCCTTGTTTGAGTCGATCTTTATTAACCATTTTGTGGAAGTATATCCTTCCGTCAACATACCACTTTCTAAAGAGGTCATGACCATTCTGGTTAAAATGCATCATGGTTATTACATCTTCGAATTCTTCGCGAATTTTCTTTTTGATATTGTCAGATAGATCCGTCTTATCCAAGTTGATATCTACAACTTGCTCCTCTTGATCGCCAGTGATTGACTCATTGACGATATCATCTATCGCAGCATCACATTCAGGAATAAGACTCATCTCACGATATCTTCGTATGAGATCTGCCTCATTCTTGATGGCACCTTCCATATCGATGTACTGACCACTCGCAGCACCTGTAATAAATCCAGGTGTTTGCTGAATGACAGGTGTACCATCATCTTCAACAGGTGGGACAAATGAAGGTGCTTTCTCTTTGTCTAATACCTGTCTATTCTTTCGCTGTATTTCGAATCCGAATAATTCCATAATGTATATTTAGTTTGTTTTAAACCACATGCTCCCAGTGTGAGTAAGCGAATTCAACTGTAAATGTTTCCAATGCATCAACTGTCTCGTAAGATAAATCTATACCAGCAATGTTGACAGGGAACATGTTGAAGAATTCGTATCTTGCTAACACACTGTCGTCTTTGTGTAGTTGTTCAACATATGCTCTACTGAGCAAGTAATCAGTGGAGGTTGCACCCTCTCCACTATCTAGTTGTTGGATATCGGTTTGCCAGTCTTCAATTGCATTTCTAACTGAAAATTCGATATCGTTGATGATTGTAACAGTCCAATTTTCGAATGTTCTATCACCAGCAAGTTTTAATTGATGCCCTCTGAAGTTTACAGGTACAGTACCTATAGTTGCAGCAGGGATCTGTGCTGCTTGGCATAGAAATTCGATTTTGGCACCAGATCTAGGTATGAATACTCTAAATCTGTTTGCCCTTGGACCACCACCGATTAATTGTGCTTTAAATTGGTCTATTGTCGCCATGTTCTATCCTCGCTTAAACAGCACCATAAATCTCTTCAAATTCGACGCCACTTCTAGCAGCAACAAAGTTGAGAGTTATGAAGTTAATTGATCTAGCAGGTTTGATGAAGATTGAAGCAACAAACTCGTTCCCATCTACTACTGCATCAGTATTGTTAGTTTCGTCACAAACTACAGCAAAGTCATAAATACCTCTTCTGCTTTGAACTTCTCTTAAGAAAGGTTCAACTGCTGATCTAAATGATGCTCTTGTGAAAGGATCATTAAATTCAAAGAGTTGTGCTTTTGCTGCTGTAGATATTGCTTTCTCCAATACGATAAACAATCTTCTAACATTAATTCTATCAAATGCAGAAGGAACACTTAGCATAGTCTTGTCACCGAATAGAACTGTTCCCTGTCCTGGGAAAGTTACCACTGGATTGATTCTTGCTTTATAAAGTGTATCTCTATTTGCTTTTTGAGGATTGTATGCTAATTTTGTTATACCGAGATATTGTCCTCTGCTGAATCCAGCAGGTGAGAACCATGGATCTCTTAGTGTATCAGATCTTGCTGCGAGTCCTGCTGTGTGACCACATGCTGGAACCCATACATATCTATCGTTGTATTTATCATAGATGTACAACCAGTTCCCATCCATAAATGCGTAAGAAGAAGAACTTGCAGTATCTGCAGTTGTTTTGATGTTAGATGTAGCAGTGGATTCTGTTACATTAACACAATCACTTCTTCTTGGGGAAATGAATGCTATACAATCTAATCTGTTTTCTGTTACCAGAATTGCTTGATTTGTTAAAGTTGTCCAATCAGCCAATAAGTCTTGCTCTGTACCAGAACCATTATCTGTATGAGAAGACCCGACTATTAAGAATGAGACATCAATACTGTCTCCATCCCTAAAGAATGATTGCCATGCTCCATATTTCTGAGCAGCAGTTGGTACTCTACCATCTGCACCACCAGAAAGTGATGAAACTTGAGGAAGATCAGGTGCACCGAAAGCAGATGATACTGAAGCAGCAAAAGTTCTTTCTTCTGCAGCACCAGATACTATATCTGTATCGTGTCCTGTCCACCAAATGTATTCGGAAGATCTTTCGATTACATCTCTATAATAGTTAGATGAACCAAAAGTGTCTGTCGCGTCGGATGCCTTCGAAAGGAATGCGAACTTTTCTAATATTGTACCAGCAATGCCTGTAATTAATCCATCCTCGTCAACTACACATACATGTAATTGGTCATTAGATGAACCAGCAGCAGTTGCCTGTGCTGATGTTCCAGGTGCCTTATCAAAATTAGTAGCAAATTCCCATTCTCTTGAGATATTTACTGCAACAGATGAACCATCGACTGCAGAGACTAATCCTGTTCCTGATGGTTGTCCTAATGCTTCGATAGTCAAACTAGTCGCAGCAACTGCTGTAACTTTATATTTTTGACTGTCATCGCCAGCAAACCAGATCTTATCGCCAACTAAAAAGTTAGCATCTGCATCACTCACAGAAGTGATAGATGTAGCACCTACAGCATTTGATGCTGCAGTAGTATCTACATTATCTTCCGAGAATGCATTTGAACTAGCACAAACAGACACCTTGATTGAGTTTCCTAAAGCACCTGCATATCTAGCAGTCCATGCACCAACAGTTGCGTTTAAATCACCATCTCTGTAAGAAGCAACATATTGATCGCTGTTCTTTAGTAATGATGTAGTTGCTCCACTAGTGTTAGCAGAATACAACCCTGTTGTTGCAACACGAACTACTCTTAGATCGTTAGCATAGTTTAGGAAACCTGCAGCAGAGAAAAACTCTTCTGCTGATGCGTTTGTATTGGCTGGCTGACCGAAAGTTTCTGCTAATAAAGATTCACTAGTAATAGTTGTCACTTCATCAACAGGTCCCCATCGGAAATTACCTGCGTAAGCACCTGTAGTGCTTGAAACTGCAGGCACAACATTAGTCAAGTCTACTTCTTTTACCTGTATTCCAGGTGATACTTGAAATGCCATGTTATTTTCTCCTATATGCGACCGCAAAGTCAGATTTCAAAGATTATTTATAACTTTTTTGATCTTACACCTTATAACCAGTTCTTCAATGGATCATAAGGATCATCATTAGAGTCATCTTGAACCCATGTATTGCCGTCTGCATCGCGTGTTATGGGAGGTTCTACATACCTATCGGGATCTCCAAAGACCCCTGCAGGAAGCACTTCCTCCTCTATTTGTTTTTGTTGCTCTAGATATATCATCTTTTTAAGTTCTATATCTGAGAGATGTTCAAAGAATGGTGTAGTCGCAAACCATGCGAACATTACACAATTCATAACCAAATCGTCATGATTACCACCATCTGCTTCCCAAGACTGTCCTTTAGAAACAAATGTGGTAAATTCTTGTATTGTATTACTATCGTGGAGGATTAGTTTACCCTCTTCGAGTAATTCTTTTACTGTAGAGCAACCAATCCTTTTTACCTTTTTGGTCATTGTAACACCAATGCCTTTTGCTTTGATGGTACTCTCTACGAATACATTTTCATATTCTATATCGTAGAACAGTTGATTACATACAACTGATCCTTCATTGTTGTTCTCTATGATAACAAGTGCTTTATTAAAAGCAGTTGCATACTTTGCTAATATGTCAGGAAACAGTAGAGGACTGATTACATTATCTCTATAAGTTGCTACCTGCTCAAAGGGTTGCTGTGTAATATCAAAAACTGTGAATGTGGAATAGTCTTGTCCTCTACCCATAGAAACATCTACAGTCATGATATATTTATGATCTTCTATAGGTTGACGATACACCTTGCAGTTATCTTTTTGCCACTCACAATCTTCTGCCATCATACCCAATAAAGTATTAGCATTGATCAATGTATTACCTGTTCCTAAGAACGAATTACCAAACTCTTGCTCAAATTGTAACTCAGAAGTATTCGCAATGGTTGATTTTTTCCATTCATCATCTCTTCCAGGCACATCCCACCAATCGATTTGATAATGCTTATATTCAGATGTACCATTCATCGCACCCATATAAATTTTATGGTACATATTACCCACACCATTTGCTGTTGATGTGATAATCACCTTAGACTTAGAACCTGATGTAACAACAGGATAAGTGGAGGTGTAGAATGTTTCTGCGTTTTCTACAAAGGCAAACTCATCAAGATAGAGTAGATTAACAGAGAGACCACGAATGGAACTGCCAGATGTTGCTGAAGCAATAATTTTGCTATTGTTTTCAAACTCTATACTTCCTTTGTTTAATACTTTAGTTCCAGGTTGCAAATAGAAAGGGATGTTCTCAAGCATGGTTGTTATCCTTGCCAACATCTCTCTAGCAGTAGCACCTTTGTTTGCTAAGACTGCGATCGTTTGCTCTGGATGAAACAATGCGAACCATATTAAGTACGCACAAACAGTAATCGACTTACCACTTTGTCTACATGCTAATACAATGCTGAATCGATTCTCATCAAAATGATTAACTAATCCCTCTTGGTATCCTCTCAGATGGAAAGGAACCAATCCTTCATCAAGTGAAATAATTTGAATGTGGTTTTGAATAAAATGTGCTGGACTCTCTAGACATCGTTGGTACTCAAGTACCATCTCCTCAGTCCATTGATCTTGTACACCTGCTCGCTTAACACGAGGGTTTCCTAGATATCCTTCACTCATCTATTTTTATAATACCATTTTCCCAATTGGTTTGTACATCTTCAGCATAATGAAAACTCTTTCCTGGAAGATACCTTTCTTCTACCAATTTACCATCTTCATAAAGATCTACTACATAGATCTCTGCTGTTCTAATTTCTGCTTTTCTTTCACCCATCTTTCATTCTATCCTTTAAAAATTTTTGTAGTTCGGCAGTGCTACCTACAAATAGATTATTGTTAACTGTTCCTGGAGATTCTTGAGGACTATCCGTCTTTTCTAATTCCCTTATCTGTTTTTGTAGAGTTAAAAGTTTCTCTGCAGTTTCACCTACAGTTTTGATTAACTGTCCAGCAACTTCATAAGTTCTAGGATGTTCAGTTTCTTTAGCAAGTTCTAAGATACCATCTACAGCATCTTGCCCTCGTTCAACTAAGTTGTATAACACCTCTCTACCATAAGTCGCATCTTTATCTGCTTCCCTTAACCTTTTATCGGGGTCTTTAAAAATGGTGGGTAATTTCTTCTGAGTTTCGTCTATTTCGGTGTTAATATCGAGAAGATCGTTAAGTTTATCGTCTATTTTGCTCATATTTTTTCATTATGTATA